AGCACTTCGCAGCACTTCGCAGCACTTCGCAGCACTTCGCAGCACTTCGCAGCACTTCGCAGCACTTCGCAGCACTTCGCAGTCGCGTGAATGGGGGTAGATATCCCTCAAGCTATAAACCCTATTTCCCAATAATTATTTGATATAATTTACGAACGAATTACGTTTGCATTTCCAATTCGGCTTTGATTGTATCGCTCATTGTACCCTAGAGAAAAAGAGAAAGTAAGGATTCATTTTTATCAGAGGGGTCGTAATAGCCCTCCACTCATATCTTCTTCCTCATTCATACGTACATTGTAGAAGATTTTATCGGTTGAGCCACCGCCACAGACTTCCCGCATACGTTCGACAAGTTGCGCATCTTTCATATCACTCATTTTACCGTTTGCACGCTTCCAGTCCTTCCAGACTTGTTTGAATTCTTTCAAAGTTACAGGTCCTGCGCCAACCTCTTTTTTAAATATGTCATTAAAGAATGCCATGAACATATCGTTATCAGATTTATACTGGCTCGATGCTACCAGAATACATGCGGGCTCTTTCTCAAGACCGTGTTCTAGGTACCGTGTCTCGTAATAATGTACGAGTAGCGAGAGAAACTCGACGCGCCAGGATTTGAGTTTGATTTCCAAATGGTCATCCTTTTCGTAGATATTCGCATCGTGATTAATTTCAGCAGTACCCGCGGCTACGAATTTCGTAATATGCGGGATTACCCGAATACGTCGCCACGTACCGTTATCCATCTTATTCACATCGGGCTTATCATTACAGCAAAGGAACATTTTTCCCGTAATAGAGAATTGGTCCTGTTCCGCAAAGAGTCCGCGCGCAGCAATCGAATCGCCGCCCGTATATTGTTTCATAATCGATGTATTGATTTTCTCACCCTCATCGGGCTCACCCATATAGATAAAACGTTTATTCTTCACAACGATAATATCGGGATTCGCAGAGCCAGAATCGGGTTTCTTACGCGTAATAACCGTTGTACTAAGGGTCGTACAGTATTCACCGAGCGTATATTTCATAAGTTTTTCAACAATCATAGATTTACCGTTTGACCCTCCACCTGTCATAACGTAGAAGCGTTGCTCACGATTCGAGCCCTCAAGGCAGGATGCAAGTAGCGTAAGTACAAATTCCATCAATTCGGGGTCGGGATAAATGCGACGAAAGAATTCCATGATGAGCGCAATGACCGGACTATGAGGATTGTAGGGAACATAGGGAATGGGGTCATCTGTTGGGCTTCTTCCAGCCTGGAAACTGATATTATCATCCGGTAAACCATCGCGAAATAGAACACGTGGTTTTGAGCTAGGTGTTTCCATATATCGCAAATCAAGCACCCCGTTTTGAACACCTAGAAGCGAAGTATTTGTATTGAGTTTACCGATAAATTCTTCATCGTAGAATTTTTCGGTACATTCCGTCAGAACATTCGATTTGAAACTTGTCTTTTCTAGATTCTGCTCAATCGTATAGAGCAGTTTACGTTTCTTATCGAGATTATCGCGCTGCGCTTCCTCGGCGACTACGAATTGGTCCGCAACCTTCTTTCCTGCGGTAACATATTCATTTCTTATCAAACCCGATATCCGTTTCCGAATTTCCATTGGCTGCGGCATATACTTCCACGCATGCGCACCCTTGATATACCAAAACCATTCTACATTCCCTTTACGAGAACTCGGTGAGCAGCGGAATTCGTACCAATAGAGTTTCGCAATAAATGATGCGACATTTACATGCGTATCTTTCGCGCACGCAATAAGCCACGCTGTATTATACTCCGATAGAATACTATCATACTTCGTAGGATTATCGTCGCGCGCCCAATGAATGAGCGACGCAATCGTGAGTTTTTTCCCTGAATCATTTTTTGGTACGAGCCCCCATTTCGTCCGTAGTTCCGTCTCTGAATAGGTTGCTTTCTTATGCTCCGGATCAACACGTCGCGTTACATCGACCCAGACTAGAAAGGATGCGTCTGTACTTGCGATATTCTTAAGACACATCGCAAGATTTATCCAATCCCGATAATCACCTGCGCGTCGTTCCGGATTTATACATTCCTTACATAGTCTGTACGCAAGTGTAATATCATCGTTCGACATAGGACTTCTCGCAACCGTTTCATCTGCGTCCTTTGTCGTTGTCGTCGTCACAATCAGATGTTCATCCGACGCATCCGTAAAATCAATCGTATTTTTAACGTATTTTTCACTCTTATCGATTTTCGCATTCCCGCGCCCCCAGGTATCACCGAGCGTTTCCCACTCCTTGAGGCGTGTATTGCGAATCGCGAGTGGCGTCGCAACATCGTGACCACGGCGAATACTCAAGCGTTTCATCGTAGCCAGATTATTCGGTGGAATCGTATCCTCCGTCATAATTTCGTAAATGATTTCCACGAGTTCCTCGTAATCTACGGGGTCACCGCCCGCAAGCGATTCCTGAATTTCAGCAATCGGAACTGTCCAGACCTTTGTAATTGTATATTGCGCTTTATCGGGCTTACACGCACCGTAGATAAACCAATTATTCCGCTGAATAACACTCACGTCAAAGCAGTCTTCTGCCACATTTATAATTCCTGTCGGCGCAAATAGGGTGTCAATAATACCACGATTGAGTAGAAATCCGCGAATACAAAATTGGAAACGCGGATGTGTAGTTATAGACGGGCAATGAATATGGCAACCGTCTTTGTGGTTTGTACCGTTTTTCCCCTTATCCAATTCCGCTGCGGGCTTCTGGAGATGGTAGAATTGTAGGTCCGTAGATAAATCCTCTATACGTGCAAAGAATACCATCGCCGCAACATACTCTGAAATAAACTTACGAATATGGTCATCGGTAAATTCACGTTTCAAAGGACCGCCCGCTTCGTATTTAAAATCCAAATCTATGAGAATAGGACTTGCGTCACGATGCTTCTCAAGAAGTGAAGAGGAACGATGACCAACGAAGATATGCTTCCACGCAAGTTCAAGAAACGTATCGTAATCGCTATCATTGACGACATATTTACCCTTATCCACACCTGAAGTCAGACCCGTAAGATTCCAATCATTCTCGGACGTACGGCGTTCTCCTAGGAATGAAACTAACGACATTGGCTGCGTCATAGTGTTCCTATATCTATTGTTTCCGTTTCCTTGGGCGCTGCGGGACGTATCAATTTTTCGAGCGCTGTCCGCGCCCCTTTAAAATCGTATGTCGCGCTCATTCCGAATACGGATACGCGTTCTGTGAGCCCATCGAATTGAAGATGCGTATCGCAGAGTGTAAGAAGTTCAGAACGACGTTTCTCAAATTCATTCCACATAATCTCCTTGAACGGCATTGCGTACGATGGTATTGTTGAAAGTTGATGTGAAACGGCTGTGTAAAGATTCGCAGATACGAGCATACGATTGTAGGTCATTGCTTCCGCGGATTTCCCACACTTTGAATACGCGGGTTCGTTTTCAAGCGGATTCTCATTGAGAACCGCGGACATAATCGCGATGAGAACGCTACCGAGATTCTGAATCGATGTCCATTGCGGACCGTCGTGCCACGTATTGAGAATCGATAGACAGACCTTACCCTCTTTGTACATATTGGGATTGAATCGCGTACGACCGTCTTGCGTCAGCGATAAGACTTTGATAGGTACAAACGGATAATCGTCTGGAAACTCAATAGAAAAGAAGTAGAATCCACCGAAATACGGTGTTCCGTGCTGTCCTGTAAGCATTGCGGTTCCTTTACGAATATTGGATTCACACGATGTATAAAATATACCATGTGAGGCTAAATAGGCTGCGTTTGTCGTTATAGTGTCTTGCGTTTCTTTCATAATACGCTTTATAGAAAGAGAATTGACCGCCATCTTTATTACTTACATTGGATTTATGTCGTAGAAATCAATTTTTTCATAGAATCAAGGAATGTAGTAGGGCGGCATCCGGGGACATCAACATCTGAGTCCCGTAGGAAAATATAAATACCGTGATTGAATTGAATCGTACGTGGTACAACCGTTGCATGAATAGGATGTCCTTTCGCATCAAGACCTTTGAATAGGTCAACCGCAATACCGGCTTTTTCCGCGACCATAGATTTATGAATGATTGTAAATAATTCGGATGAAATATAATCTTGAAGTGGGAAGTAACAATGTATGGAGTATAGGAATTGCGCAAGGTCCCGTCCGTATTTCAGGCAGTCGTGTTCCATTTTGAACCAACTTCCAGCACCTACAAGTGTAGCACGTGGATTTGTAAATCCAGTACCACACGAAATACACGAGAATCCGAAATCAATAAGGACAGTATCGGTGACACAGGACCATTCGCCGAGTTCAGGGATTTTGAGTGTGCGTTCCCATTTTTCGTCTGCTGGGTGGTTGCGAATAAATACATTATTGATTTTCATATCACGATGATTAAAACGAACTTTCTCTTGTAGAATTTTAAGATAAAATGCGAGTTGAATCATAACATCCATCAATAAAATATCGTTTTTCTTTTCCTGTTTCACAATATCTGCGGGCGTCAATCGCGCCGAGGATTTATGAACTGGAATAAAGTATTTACGAAAGTATTTTTCAAATGTATTGCCGTGAATAAATTCCATAATCATCCATACGGATTTGAAATCGGTAGCAGTTTTCGGCGGTTTAGTATTTTTTGTATGCGCTACGATTTCGTAGAGATGCGGTACAGCCGAAGGAAATCCTTCTTCTTCTAAGGTTTTGTAAAGAAGGGCATGTAAGAAGGCTTCATAGAGAATTGCGTTGATTTCCTCTTCGTAGGTATGTTCGCGTGTAGTTGGTGTCGCATTATCCTCTTCGGGTGTAATATTCATTTGGACCTCTTTAATACAGACTTCCTTGAAGGATTCCGATTTTACGAGATTCAGCGCGCCGTTCGCGTTGGTTCCACTGGATTTGAAAATACCGCGGCGACCTTTATACACCTGTGCGTATCCGCCATCACCGTCATGGACGCCTTGAATTAACGCAGGCATATAGGATTCTCCTACGTTATTGAAAAATGTATGAGGAAAATGCACGGCTGTTCCACCGAGCATTTGCGGTGGTCTGAGTGTCTTAATATCTTTCCATTTGGGAAGGAACGAAATAAGATTCGTAAGACTTTTTGGGATACGACAATTATCCCAGCCGAAGCGACTTAAGTCATACGAGTCATCACTCATTCTATAGTAGGGCTATATTATTTTTATTCTTCCTTCGAATCTGATGCTGCTACAGGTACGGCTGCTGCTGCTGCTGCTGCTGCTGCTGCTGCTGCTGCTGCTGCTGCTGCTGCTTGTCTCTTTTGTTTTATTTTTGTTTTATTGCCGGCTGCTGAGGCATTAAATCTAATAGTACGTTTTCCTTCTCGTTGTGGTCTAGCGCTTTTTTCAAGCACATGTACAGGAACCCAGCCTTCTCCTTCTACAAATTGAATCGCTTCAAGTTCTTTTTTATCAAATACTTCAAGAATTTCGCCGGCTCTGTCGCCTTCAAGAATTTTAATCAAACATGAGCGATCGTGTGGGTCTGCACTACTGCCATGTATTTCAAGTAACCAAGATAGCAATCGTTTTGGTGTATGTCCTTCGCTATCTTCTATATAAAATATTTCTCGCGGACTTTCTTGTTTCGCGAACCCCTTCCATTTAATAAGTTTTCCATGAGCATCGTACATTTGTTTTAACTGTCCATACTTATCTTTGCGATTTGCAGGATCTCTTGCGTATTTGCTACCGTCTGACTGAATCGATTCGGAATCAGAATCATTCGCGGAAGTCCAAAAACTTTGTAAATCATCGTGTGTAGTATCATGTGTAATCCCTACATAACGTTCTGGAACTGGCTTACTAATTTGTTTCGTATTTTTTGGTGCACTTGAATCTTTACTATTGGATGCTTCTGCTGCTTCTGCTTCTTCTGCTTCTGCTTCTTCTGCTTCTTCTGCTTCTTCTGCTTCTTCTGCTTCTTCTGCTTCGGAATCGCTGTCTTCTTCGTAATTGTTGTCTTCTGGAGGAGGACTGCCGCCTCCTCCGCTTGGTTTTCCTGCTCCTCCGCCTACAGGTACGGCGCCTGCTCCTCCGCCTACAGGTACGGCTCCTCCTCCTACAGGTACGGCGCCTGCTCCTCCGCCGCCTGCTCCTCCGCCGCCTGCTCCTCCTCCGCCTCCTCCTACAGGTACGGCTCCTGCTCCTGCTCCTGGTGGTCCTCCGCCTGCTCCTGCTCCTGCTACAGCACCTCCGCTACTACCACTCACACTACCATCTTGAACATAATTATCAAATACACTATCTGCTTTAAAATATTCAAGGATTTTACTCAATCCAACGCCTGCGTACGTAGTATCGTTATCTTCAGTATCAATACGTTGCCAGAAAGACGACAGTTTGTCACCCGTAGGGTTATTTCCAAAATACAATTTGATTGAATCGCAGCCTTTTTTCACATAATCGTATTTTTTATCTATGGATGTATTGAATGCTGGTGTTTCTTTTTGACCAACAATTTGCGTTAGAAAGTGTAGTTGGTGAAATAGCATAATTACCCGCATCTGTTTTTTTGAAAGTTGTTCGGGTTTAGTATAAGGGGGACTTGCTGGAAGAAAGAAAATAAATTTATTAACCTCTTCATTATTATCGGCAGGATTTGTCATAATACGACGAACAGCTTCGCCGTTAATCGCAACTATAGTATCAGACGTAAATCCACTTAGTTTTATATTCGGAACAGACTGTGGTTTTCCATTTGTATCTTTGAGAATTATCATAGGAGAATCATAAATAGAATTGTTAGAAATATCGGGTTTATTGGTAGCCGCAACCACTTGAATCATATTTGGATTCGTAGCACCACTAAAATATGAAGATAAAAGGGAACTTGCGTTTGTGTTTTGGTTTTCTAAGTGTCCCCAATTACTCGTAGGCAGTGGAGGCATTGGTTCTGGAGGTGATGGATCGCTTGTAGTTGAGGAAGAACTACTTGCTCCGCGTCCAGAACCTCCAGAACCAGAACCTCCAGAACCTCCAGAACCTCCAGAATCACCTCCAGAACCACCTCCAGAACCACCTCCAGAACCTCCAGAACCTCCAGAACCACCACCAGAACCACCTCCAGAACCTCCAGAACCTCCAGAACCTCCAGAACCTCCAGAACCACCTCCAGAACCACCAGAACCTCCAGAACCTCCAGAACCTCCAGAACCACCTTCTGGTTTTTGTGGACTTCTTGGCACTCCACCTCCAGAACCACCTCCAGAACCACCTTCTGGTTTTTGTGGACTTTTTGGAACTCCACCTCCAGGACGTATGTGCTCTGGTATTCCTGCTCCTGCGATTCCTGCGATTCCTGCGATTCCTGCTCGTGCGATTCCTGCTCCTGATATTCCTGCGATTCCTGCTCCTGGTATTCCTGCGATTCCTGCTCCTGGTATTCCTGCGATTCCTTGTCTTGCCGTTCTTTCCGTTCTTAATGTCGAACCACCTATAGATAACGAATCATCATCCTCTGTACCAACGCTAGCAGCAAACTGTCTTCTTAATCCAGACATTCTATTGAGGGAAGTTATAAAGTTTCGCTTTACACCTATTCTTACAGTTCGTGATTGAATAAAGAAATTGCGAGAAACCAAAAAGCAAAAGCAAAAGCAAAAAGCAAAAGCAAAACCATGCGCAGTCTAAAAAAATGATACACGAAATATCTGTAGGAATCAGAGGCAACCATGGATGATAATGATGCCAACGATTATGTAGACGAAGTGCAAGATCAAGAAGATGAAATGTTTGAGGACGGTGGGGAAGCTGAGGAGTTAGAGCAATCGGAGAGAGAGCGTGCGGAAGCTGCGGATTTAATGAAACTCTATCGTCAGCATCCAGAAATCTGGATTCCTTACAAAGAACAGGTTCAAGAAAAATTGTTAGTAAAAGACCCGGGTGCAGTATCTGAATCCGAAACGAGTATTAGTCTTCGCGATTTAAAAATTCTTGATTCAAATCACGCAACCTATCCGTTTCTAACGAGTTACGAACGTACAAAATGTATAAGTTTTCGTGCGAGTCAAATATCAAATGGAAGCAAACCCTATATTCGTGTACCAGAAGGAGTTAGCGATTCGTATGAAATCGCAAAACTGGAATTAGAAGCGAAACGCCTCCCTTTTATTATAAAACGCCCGCTACCGGATGGAAGCTTTGAAGTTTGGCGACTTGCGGATTTGGTAATATTTTAGAGTGAATATTCTGTCTGTTTGATGTAAAAGTATACTTTTTTATACATTTACAACAAACTTTAAAAACCGTCGGAATGGTAGACATGGACGCAGGTATGCTAACCGCGCGCAGACGTAATCTTACGTTAGCAGTGTTTAATAACATAAAAGCCGCGAATAAAAAGGATGTTCCTTTTGATAATTCGGAATATTTATATACAATGAATACACATCTAGGTCAAAATCAGTATTATGTAAAAGGTAAGTTAGAACCAACATTGAATTGTCCTGATGTATGTGCATGTGCGGATGAGGAACCGACACCACCTGTATGTCTCATAAGCCCGTTAGTCCAAATGAGTCTTGATGCGGTACTTAAATTATGTGCTACAGACGCAGGCGGCGCACTCGGTCCAACAAAAGGCTCCTTTATTCTCTATGCGTTTTGGTTTGGTGTAGCAACGGGTTACAATTGGATAGCGGGTGGTCCTATATCGGGTATGCTAGATAATTGGAATTGGGATACTCGTAACCGAATTACGAATCCATTGAAGCAATTTCTATTTATGAATTCAGTCTTGATGAGTTTGATACCAAATCTTTTTACGAATGTATTTAATTTGAACGACGCGAGTGGTGCGTATATAGCATCACAATTACTCGATTACGGTTATGCTGAGACAATGCTGAGTCCCGGTCAATACGCGAGTTTGAGTGCGGAGGTCAATGCGGCTGTGGATTTTAATCAATGGGAAACCGCGTTCAGCGCATGGTTTTCAGATCGTAATACACAGGCGAATTCTGCTGTAGTAACAACTATATCGGGTGGTGATTTACCCAATACACCGAATAACATTAATGCGGATATAACTGCGTCAGCACAGACTATTTCAACATGGGCATTTCCAACAGCATGGACCCCAATAAACCTACCGAGCAATACAATCAAAAAATACTATACGTCGTATTGGTCAAATATACCATCCTCGTTATCCAATGGGGACCTAGATGGCGTTAAAGCTGCCGCAAATGCGTACTATACAGAGGATGGTGCGACTCGTGATGCTGATATTGATGCGATGCTAAACGATGCAAACCCCGATACAGACGAAAAGAAATCAATAGCAGAGTTTTGGGCAGGTATTACAAATACAGTATCGCCACCGGGAATGATGTTTTGGTTCTGGAAACACTACATGGATGCGTACAATATCGCTGTAACAAGAGGAAATACACCGTTTATTTATTCAGGATTTCATCTTGCGTTAGGCTTATTTGAAGCAGGTCGTGTTGTATGGGATTTGAAATTCCAGCATTTCCAGGATCGACCGATACAAGAAGTTCGTCGTCGGTACCAGGGTCAAACAATCAACAGTTGGAATGGTACAATTTCAGGTGAACACTATATACCGTATCAACCCTACAACTTTATTACACCGCCGTTTGCTGATTTCCCATCGGGACATAGTGCTTTTTCGCAAATTATGGCTAATGTTATGGGTGCGTGGTTTTCACCGAACATTCGCAATCCTCCACTTCAAACAATAACTGATTTGAATCTTTTATCACCGGCGTTCAATGGCGTAACACAAACGAATCGGTTTGGTACAATTGTATTCCCACAAGGAAAATCGCAAGTTATAGGATTGACACCGGGTACAGGTCCATTCGTTCCGGGTATTTCGGGCGTCGTTCCTGCTGCGACAGTGACCTTATCGTGGGCTTCATGGCAAGACCTTGCGGACCAAGCAGGTATTTCACGACAATACGGCGGTATTCATCCAATGGCAGCGCATACGGGAAGTCAAGCACTTGCGAATGAATTATTTGACGTGATTGGCAATACGTGGGGACTACCGGTTAGTGTTTGATAGCTCCAATTATTACTATATGAAATCACAATAAAATTAATATTATAAACATAAATGTAATTTATGTTTATACTATGTAAATTGAGGAAACTATCTACCACATCTTGATTCGTTCATCTGGTGCTATCCATCCCTTATTATCCGGTCCAATATCAAACGCCTCATAAAATTCAGCAAACTGTCGTACAATAAGATTTACACGAAGATGCGCAGGTGCGTGCACATCAATCGATAACGATTGTTTGGCTTTTTTCGCACGGTCCTTAATACGCCACGATACCGCGTAACTCGTGAAAAAGTCCCGATAGGCTGCGCGTCGTTTCGCGGGTTCATCCGATAATTTTGATTTCAATGCGTGTAACGCAATCGCTACACCGCCTAAATCCGCAATATTTTCAGAGAGTGTTAGTTCGCCATTGACCTTACCACCCATGAAATCAACACCGTCGTATAACTCAACGAGTGAATGACTGAGTTTTTCAAAAACACGGGAATCTTCATTCGTCCACCAATTATTGTAGTTTCCGTGTTCATCGTAAAAGCGACCTTCTTCATCAAATCCGTGGGTAACTTCGTGTCCAATCGCCGCACCGATACCGCCGAAATTCCAGGCTTCGCTACGATGTAGGTCAAAAAACGGGGCTTGTAATATTCCAACCGGAACGACCATCGTATTTCCTTCAGGATAATAATACGCATTGACTTCAAAAACTCCATCATCCCACGATTCGCTATCTTTCGCACAACCCTTTTTCAAATCGGATAACATTTTTTGTGTATCTTTTGCGGCTAACACGAGCATGTTTTGTAGTGGGCGTGTATCGAGAATATCAATAGACGCAGTCTCAGATTCCCAATGTTCGGGATACGCAATTTGCGTTTTCATCGCTTTGACTTTCCGTATAGATATATCACGGGTCGTTGGATTCATCCAATCAATTGCGGCTAAACGTTCCATGGTCGCTTTTATGAGTTCGGATACAAGGTGTTTCGCGTACATTTTTGTATCTTTGGGAACACACGTTTCAATATACAGTTTCCCTAAATCGTTTGGTGTCAGCGTTTTCAGAACCTTAAACGTTAAATTACGTTGCGGAAGTTTTTTCGGTGTTCCTTTGAATAACTTACAGAAGAATTCAAAATGTAAATCGTCGTATGGCGGTGGTAAAAATTCTAGATAATTGATAATGACCATACAACGTAACCAAAGAATCCATTCTTCGGGTTTAAGGGTATGAAATAACGAGTTTAAATGCCGAAGGTATTTTGGATTCGTATTGATAAATGTAAATGTATGAAGCATCTTTGCGTCAAGTCCCCAACTCCGAAAAAGATCCATCCAAGGAATATGTGGATATTTCTCACATAGTTCTGCAAAGGTCAATGGATTATAAAATGTTTTCGCTTCGTGTAAATCGTCACCGCTTGATAAAAACGGAATAAGCGATATTTCTAAATCAATGACTGCTTCGAGCGAATCAATATGTAATAATGACGAAAGAGTCTGTAAAAGTGTTTTATATGTATCAAGGGTAGTTTCGGTATGATAATTCCGTTTTTGTGGCATTGCGAGTTCAACTTCATACAAATAGATAGAACATTTTGAACTATTGTAAGAATCACTGGAAATCACACAACTTAGCGGAGTTTTACACTGTATAGAATTCAAATGCCCAATTGCGGACGCAATACCCGTTGTATCGGTAATACAGTTGAGGTCTCCAAGAATACGTGTCAAATCTACAATACTATTGATTTGAGCAGCAGTATGTAGGAAACTGTAGGATAATTTTGCTAACGGATGGTCGGGTTTGAGTGTATCAAGAATATCCATCAGTTTGTTTTCCACTTGTGCTTCAAGTTCTTCGCTTACACCATAACTGCTTTTGTAAGATGGTAGATGTACGTGACTTTGCCACGTATGATTTATATATTTGTAAAAGTCAATACCTGGATCGACAGATGTATCCGCTTTGGGTACATCGGGTGAGCCACCTTTTAATTTCGTACTAGGATATGATTCCATTCCTTCCTATTTGACGATATTATTATGT